ATTAGAACCCATAGATTTTGATGATGAAGAAGATTGTATTGCCTGCAAATTATAAGGATAATAAATAATGTTAGAAACAATTTGCGATGTATTAGTAGAAGAATATAAAAGAAATCCTTGGAGAGCATATGAACATATAGAGAGGTTGGAACATATTTCCAAGATCGTTCTAGCATTTGGCAAGTTTTAATGACTTCTAAAAGTAATTTAGCTCAAGGTAGAGAAAGTTATGATGCTGAATTAAGCACGGGTTTGGTTGAATTTTTTAATAGAAATATTACTCCTTACCCTACAGAATCAAGTGGGCCAAAGTTTGATCTTATTCCTGTTGAAAAACAAAAAGACATTATGGTCAATGTGGCTAGAATGTATGCACAACAAGAATATAATAGAATTATGGATTTAGTTCAAGTACTTCAAACTCAGGCTGCTAGCATTAAACGTAGGTTGGAGATAACTGATGCTGTCCATTCTGCCAAATATAATTTTCAAATCTATCACGGCCAAATTTATTGGTTAGCATATAATCATATAGATAGTTGTACAATATTAACACATAACGGACCTGATGATTGGAGTGCTGGGGCACCAAATCATTATGAATTTATATGTAAGGTGAAATGGTTAGGTGACTACACGTGGGTAGAACTTGACAAAGACGATAATTATAACTAAAATAGAAGAACAATATGTCCAAACAACAATACAACCTAAACACTAAAACAGACTATTTAAATCGTAAAATGTTTCTAGACCCTGAGGGTCCAGTTACTGTTCAAAGATTTGAAGAAGTAAAATACAATAAATTACAAAAGATAGAACAAACTGCTAGAGGGTTTTTTTGGGTACCTGAAGAAATCTCTCTATCTAAAGATGCTAACGATTTTAAAGACGCTAGCGATGCGGTTAAACATATCTTTACTAGCAACTTACTAAGACAAACCGCACTTGATAGTATTCAAGGCCGTGGGCCAGCACAGGTTTTTACACCTGTTGTGTCTTTACCTGAACTAGAAGCATTGATGTACAACTGGAGTTTCTTTGAAACTAATATTCATAGTCGCAGTTATAGTCACATTATTCGTAATATCTACAACGTACCAAAGGATGTGTTTAACACTATCCATGATACAAAAGAAATTATTGATATGGCTAGCAGTGTGGGTAAGTACTATGATGAGCTACATCAAATTAATTGTCATAAAGAAATAGGGGAGGATATCCCTGAAAAAATGCATATTCGTGCAATTTGGTTAGCACTCAATGCTAGTTATGCATTAGAAGCGTTCCGCTTTATGGTATCGTTTGCTACATCATTGGCTATGGTTGAAAACAAAATCTTTATCGGCAATGGTAACATTATTAGCTTGATTCTACAAGATGAATTATTACACAAAGAATGGACTGCTTGGATGATTAACCAAGTAGTAAAGGAAGATAGTAGGTTCGCTCAAGCCAAACAAGATTGCGAACAAGCAGTATACGATATGTATATGGATGTTATTAGAGAAGAAAAAGATTGGGCTACTTACTTATTTAAAATGGGTCCTGTTATCGGACTTAATGCTAATATTCTTAAAGATTTTGTAGATTATACAGCCGTAAATGCTCTTAAAGAAATAGGCATCAAGTATCTTGGCTCAGCTCCAAAAAGCACTCCTATACCATGGTTCAACAAACATAGTGACACTAGTAAAAAGCAGACGGCCTTGCAAGAAAATGAAAGTACAAATTATGTTATAGGAATTATGTCTGAAGCATTAGACTATAACCAATTACCACAACTATAAGGAATAATATTATGCAAGCAATTATATGGTCTAAGTACAGTTGTGCCTATTGCGATCAGGCAAAGGCCCTATTAAATCAAAACGATATCCCATATGAAGAACGAATAATCGGTAATAGTTGGACCAAAGAAGATTTATTAGTAGCAGTACCAAATGCTAGATCAGTACCTCAAATTTTTCTTAATGAAGAATATGTAGGTGGGTTTCTAGAACTTAAACAAAAATTAACACAAGGATAAAAATGCAGTTTACAGTCAACGAAGTCTTAACATTTAAGATGAACAGCGGGGATGAAGTAGTAGCAAAGGTCGTTGCAGGGCCTGACGAATATGGATATATTGCGGTGACCGACCCAGTTACTGTAGTTACTACTAATAATGGAGTTGGAATGATTCCAACTATCATGACCGCAGAACACAACGCTCAAAATAAACTAAATACTAATAGTATTTCTATGTTTACGCTTACAGATGATAACATTAAGTTAAAGTATTTAGAAGCTACAACTGGAATATCAGTGCCAACTAAAAAATTAATTATGGGGTGATATATGTTTTCAATAATAGGTAGAGGAGTTAGTAGATTAGGTGATATTAATTCTGCCAAGGGTAGAATACTTAGGGGAGCTAAATCAGTTTTTGTCAGCGGATTACCTGCAGGACTGCATATTAGCCCTGTTACTCCACATTTACCATTTAATGGTCCACACAAAGCTTCTTTTACTGTAACAGGTAGTCCAACAGTTTTCTGTGAGTATGCTCCACTCTTAAGAGTGGGTTCATACACTAATTGCGGGCATCCTATCGTACAGGGTAGTTTAACTGTTAGGTGTCCATGAGTAACTATGCTTCACAAACTCCGTTAGGGGTTAATGTTTTAGGTTCACTATTACAAAACACAGGGTTTACTATAAACCCATTAGTATTACAATACATAGGTGTTTCTAAAAATAATACCAATTATACACCCGGTAAACTTATAACAGGCACATGTTTAAATAATTTAACCAACGCTATTAATGCAGCTTATGGTTTAGTAACCGCTGTTATACCTGCATTATCACCGGGTGTGTATAACAGTTTAATATCTATTGGTTCAGATACAATACCTTGTTTGGGTAATTCTAAACCAAGTACATATGATTGGACCGGGCCGGCAAATACAGGATATTCAACTGCGGGTAATACTAATACTGGACAAGAAGCCACTTGGAATCCTTATAACACCTCTAATGCTAATAAAGCAGTAACACAATGGGGATTTCTAAGATTGCCTGCATTTCAAGCTTGGAATGAATATAATTGGAATGGTATACCACTTGCTGATACACCAGATTATAATGATTTTACTGCTTCTATGCAGGTCGCAGCGGGGTATGTAAGTTCTTATAATACTTCGCTATACTCTGTTGCACAATCTAATACTTATTTGAAAGGCATTTATAGCAATATGAATGACTTAATAAGTTCAGATGTAACTGGTGTAAATTTAGCTACCAATGCATTTGGTCAAGATTTAATCACATTAGGTAGAGCAATTAATTTACAAAAAATAGCACTATTTGGATTACCATCAGTACTATTACAAACTATAGTAGCCAATAATAGTTTAACACAAAGCCTTAGTTTAGCTTTGCTATCTAGTGGATTAACCGAAAATGAAATTACTAATATTATACTTGATAATGGCTCGGTAACTACTAAGGAACAAGAACAAAAGTTATATGGTTCATTTTTAGTTATAGTAGGTAGAGATTTACAAGAAATATTAATACCATTAAATTGCAAAACCGTTGGATTAGAATCACTGGCAGATTTACTTAATATAAAAAAATTATTTCCAAACAGCTATACTTCAATGACTGTTCCTGTGTATAACACTAGTGCAGGGCCCACTAATAGTAAAACGTATTATCCAATATTTGATAATCAAAGCGTAAATGGCAGATTGTCTAATCCTACTGTTAAAAATCAACTAGGTGTTATAAACCCAATAGGTGCGCCCATTACTTTACCAAGTAGCGGCACATTTCAACTTCCTCAACCCGGCTTTGGAGCTTTTCTGATTGGAATAGTACCCGATGATATAGCTATATCTACGGGTGCATTTTCTGTTTCTATGCAACAGATTAATAATATAGCAGGAGTTGATATAGAAAAATTTGCACAGGTAGTTTTTTCTATTGAAACTACCAAAGGGTTAAATTTGGTTAACGGAACTGATGTACCTGTTAATACTGAATTAGCCACCGCCGCATTTAATATTCTTGCTCAAGGCACCGGGCCATCAGGGTCATATACAATGTCTGATTTTTTTGGTGCAATGTCAGGTCTTCCATATTATTGGCAAGAAATATATAATAATATTATAGATATTCAAACTGATAATTTAAAAACAATTTACGATAATTTATATAGTTTAATATCAGGTGCATCTGATACTAATATAGACTCTCAGGTAGAAGATTTGGTAAATCAAGCCAATGCTGAAATAGCACAAATATTATCAAAAAATCAATTAAAGGCTGCGAATCTAAATAAAATTTATAATTTAGTAGGAACTCAATTAGCTAATGAACAACAAGCTAGATATAATGCAATTTATCCAGTACCTAGTCCTACTAGAGACCCTAAAATTAATCCTTATCCCAGTACCATTGTTAATTTTGTTAGCTCTATATCTGAATTTGCACAAAGCACCGCTCCAAATATGGAGGCACAAACACTAGAGGCAATTGCAGATTTATCACTAGTTGGTGGGCAAAGTATTATAGGATTAATGCGACAAGAAAGAAATCAGGCAAAACTTCAGCTAGCTGGAATAACACTGGATAATGAAATTCCTGGAGAACTAGATCCCAAATTGGCACAGATTTTATTAGCTAACGGTACCGTTGCAACAGGTGTTAAAGGAATAGCTGTAAATGGGGTAAACTGTAATCCTGATAATCCTACAACTATTTTCACCGCACCAGCATAT